TGACGGTGATCAAGCTAAGTTCGCAATGGGCGTAAGCCGCGTTGGTAGCTTTGCTTCTCGCTTCCAAGTTTACAAGAACCCATACATGACCGATAACGTAGTATTGGTTGGTTTCCGTGGAAACAACTTCCTAGAAACCGGTGCTGTATATGCTCCATATATCCCACTAATCCAAACTCCATTGGTCTATGATCCAGTGAACTTCACTCCACGTAGAGGTGTAATGACCCGCTACGCTAAGAAGGTCGTCAGACCAGAATTTTATGGAAAAGTTATCATCGGTGATCTTGATACCGTATAATCCATAATTATTTAAAATAACTCAAAAACCCCAACGAAAGTTGGGGTTTTTTCTTGCATTAATAAAAAATAATTGACATTACCATAAAACTTGTATATACTTATATTATATGAAAAGTGGTATATACAAAATAACAAATCTTAAGAATGGCAAGTTTTATATTGGTTCTTCAAAAGATATAGAATTTAGATGGAGTGAACATAAAAAACATTTAAACGGTAATTATCATATTAATAAAAAATTACAAAATGCTTGGAATTTTTATGGTAAAGAAAATTTTGAATTTACAATCGTGGAACTGGTATCAAATGATGAAACTTTTCTATTGGAAAGAGAACAATTTTATTTTGATATATTTAAACCCTATATCAAAGAAATAGGTTACAATATTGGCGAAAAATCAAGTGGAGGAGACAATTTTACACATAATCCAAATAAAGAAAATATCAGAGAACATCTGTCTGATATTAATTTAGGAGCTAAAAATCCTATGCACGGTAAAAAGCATAGCGATGAGGCTAAAGAAAAGCAAAAAGATCGTGCTGTGGGACGTTATACTTTGATGTGGTTTGTTGACAAGTATGGAATTGAGAGTGGCACACTTAAGTACAAGGAGAGAAATGACAAGTTGGCTAATCGTAATATTAATTATAGTTATGATAATGGATTAAAAGGCAAAAAGCGTGGTGCTATGAGTGATGAAATGAAACGTAAGATCAGTGAACAAAAGAGAAATTTTGCGCTTAGAAAGAAAGAATTTATTGATGATTTAAAGAGTGGCAGTTTTACTAATAATGAATTAAGTGAGAAGTATGGAGTATCATTAACCACGATTAAATTGCATAAAAGAAAATATTAATTATTCAAAAAATTCGTTGGTAGAATCTACAACTATTTCTTGCACTTCTTCTTTGAACGAAGTATCTTTGGGGTAACTACGAATTTTATGTTTAAGAGATTTAACCAGTTTCTTATTTTCAATCTTGTTGCTTATAAACTTGATATAACGATGTTTACCACTTTCACGTTTGCGCCAAAACGTTCTACCAATACGTTCTTTTAGTTTATCTACACTGTGTGTTTTCCATCTTGAATATACACTTCTACTGTGTATCCAGTCATAGTTAGGAGGACCAACTAAACTAACACTATAGTTAGGCATTATAGCGATATCTACATAGTTATCGCCTTGATATAGAAATCCAGTTGCTTGATAGATTGTGCCTGCATGTCCAGCTTCACTATCCGCATAACTAAGAATACATTTGATGTGGGGATATTCAGTATTTAACAATCTAAAACTTTCAGCAATACAATAACTTTCTATATTCTTACCATATCCATCGGCTATCCACAGCCGTGTTAATTCTAACACATTATCATTAGTAAGCAATGGAGATATACTAGTACTTGCATTTCTACCCACGACGTTTCCATATACTAATACACCTAGTAATTGTTCGTTAAAACCACCAAAGAATGTACTCTCTACATATTCTTTATAGTAAACTCCATAAGCTACAGTACAAAGCGACCACTTGTGTGTATAATGGTTTTTTTCAATAAGAGTTTTTGCAACATTCTTATTGATGCTTTTGAGGTAAATTAAAGATGTGTCACAATACTCCGACATTATTTCATTATAACAATATAACTCTAACTGTCAATGTTTATATTATCTAGACACCATTACATTTAATTCGTATCTTTCAACTAATATGTTTATGTTTTGCTCGATTTTAGATACATAATCTATTGTTCCATATTGTTGTAGATTATAGTAGTGGTTATGTAACATTGGTTTAACTAATTTATTCCAGAATCCCGGCGTTTTATGAACCATATCTTCGAATGAATTATACATGTTTATTTTGTTAAATTTTTGATATTCATCAAATTCGTTGTACAATCTCTCCAATTTATCAACATATAATTCATCACTCATCTGACTTAACCAGTCTGCTAATGCCACACACGCACCGAGTTGATTTAATCCAACATTATAATTTGGTTTGAAATAATCGGTAGTTTTTATTAATTTACATATTTTGCTTTGTTCTTCTTGCGTTAGTATTTCTGATAAATTTTTGTTTATAAAGTCACATCCTCTATCTACATGACAATTTATATATTGAGCCCCAGTTCCTAACTTTTCATCTTTACTTTTTAAGAAACCAATATCATGATATAACGTTGCGATTATACCACAGAAAAAATCATTTGAATCTTTTTTTATTACGGATTCTTTTACAATACCGTCGTATATGTCCACAAACACTTCAACACTTGATAAAAAGTGATCTATATTATGATATTGCGTTTTTAATCTATAATATTGATCATTTCCATTTTTACACACTTCTAATAAAAAATTGTATAAAAACTTGATTCTAGGATCGGTTTGTTTGAATAACCGATTTGATGTTGTAGTAATGTAATCTAATGTGGTATTCATATTAACTTTTTGGTTTTACATTTAGGGGTTCATATATCTTTACCGGTATATCTTTTCCTTTTACTTTGACTTCGACTACATAATTATAGTCTATGTCATCTTTACTTTTTTCATATACAAATTCTGACACTAAAATCTTTGTTTTATAAGTTTTATTAGTTGCCTCTAAACGAGATGCTAAGTTAACAGTATCTCCGGTAACTGTGTAATTCATACGATTGCTGGATCCAATATTTCCAACAATTACTTCGCCACAATTAATGCCTATTCTGGTTTTAAAGATAAATTTTTTTCCTTGTGATTCCCATCTTTTATTTAATTTATCTATTTCATTACTTATTTTGAGAGCGGTTGCAACTGCTACACTTTCATGATTTTCTATTTTATTAGGAGCATTCCAAAATGCCATTACCGCGTCACCTATGAATTTGTCAACAGTGGCGCCACTTTCTTCCAAACAATTAACATATATGTCAAAATACTCATTTAATGACGTTACAACTTCGTCTACATCATTATTTTCCGATATATTTGTAAATCCTTCTATATCACTGAATAACACAGTAACATGTTCTTTTTCTCCACCAATCTTTGCATCCTTACCTTGAGTGATCAATTGTTTGACTACCTTATCTGGCACGTACTTTGAAAATGATCTTAAACCAGTCTTTACCTTATCAGTTGCGTCAATCATATCATTTACTTCACTGATACTACTCTTAAAATCAATATGTTCATCTATATCCAAATCTTTTAACTTGAGAATTTCATCTCTCAATTTATTGAGAGGTCTTCTAATCATATTTGTTATCGAAAATATAATTGGAAATATAATTACCAATAATGTTAAAAATGCAAATGTAAATTTCTTTTTATAGTTTGATATGTACTTTTCAACATCAACTGACTTGATATCACTGCAAACTGCATATATGATTTTACCGTTTTTAAATATTGGTTTATATGCGGATAAAAATGTACCCCACTTGTCAGTATAATACTCTTTTTCAAATGTTACACCTTCAATTGGATTATTAAATAATTCTTTCAATCCGTCACCTGCATCATCATATATTTCACCCAATTTAGCTTGTTCAGATACATCATCACCACAATCTATTATATAAGTGATATTTGTGCCTGTTTGTCTTACAATATAAACAAACTTAATGTCTTCCACTTCTTTCTTTATATCCTTGATGGACTTTCTGTAGTTTATAAATATAGGACTTTGTTCATGTTCATATTTAGTCAACTTTTCAATTTCATTTGGGTCAAGAATACTGCTACAAATATTCACGGAGGTATTTAAACTTCTTTTCAAACTGTTCTTTGCAATATCTTCAATTGCAAATATCAACAAAAAGAAGTATACCATACTTACTAGTAACAAAATGAATAACGTACTAGTAGATAATGCAAACCTTAAATTGAATTTAATACGGTTCATAGTGATATTTTAACTCCTAATGAATATGTGTATACAATTGAATTATCAGATGAACTAAATGGTTTATCCACTTCACTACCAAAGTATAGTGTAAAATTTTTGTTTA